CAGCTCAGAGTCACTTAAAGACCCTTTTCGGTACTCTGCTGCTGCTTGACCCAGTGCGCTTAGCTGCTGCAACTTAAATTCAATCATGCTGTTTGAATCTGTAGGAAGAGGAACACGCTCAAGATAAAACTTTAAATCGTGGTCAGAAATTTTACCGCCTTCTTTAATCTCTGAAAACGTTTTAGATAGGTTCGCAGCAAGCTCATAAAACTCAGCAGAGTCGGTTCCCATCATGCGGCCAACGTCTTGAGGAAGCATACCTGTAGTTTGTCGCCACATAGGGCTATCTTTCAAGCCGCGTCCCTGAAACTTTCCTCTTCCGTAATAATAATCCTCCACAGCCTTTAACTGAGGCAAGAACTGCGACTCAAACTGAGAGAAAAACTCTTTATCTTTTTCGGATAGCTTTGGAGCCTTAACCGTTCTCGCTCTTAGCTGAGCAGCAGCAGTTCTTGCTGCGAACTCCTTGTCGGCCAAAGAAAGCTCAGTTGCTAACCGTGATTTTTCTATGTTAGCAACAACCTTGGCAAGTCCCGTCTTGGATAGGTCAACCTTGTACTTATCAGCAACTTCGCCAAGCTTCATTTCAACAAGAGTATAAGCTTGCTGGCGAGCCAAGAGCTCAGCCTTTTCTTCGTCGCCGTGGCGGTCAAGAAGTCGGCTATAAGCATTTTCTTGCAATCGAATACCAAACTTTTTGTTTGCAAGCTGGGCCTTCTGAGCATCAATGTCTCGGTTAATAGCACCTTCAATTATTTTTGAAGCAACATCAGAGCCAGCAAAAGCCCCAAGGCCCTGAGCAAGAGCAGACAAAAGACGCTTCCCTAAAGAATCAAAAATTCGGTTAGGGTTAATTTTAAACTCAGACACCTCGTTAATTGCTTCATCGATGTCAGCAGAAGCTTTTTCTTTTGCTTCTTTTCTTAGTTTATCCGCAGCCTGCTTTTGCTGCATAAGGTCACGGACTTCGTTACGATAGTCTCGTTTTGCCCTGGACTCTTCTTCGGCCATTTCAGCACGAACGCGGTATTCGTAAAGAGCTGCGTCTTTTTCAAGCCCAGCAATCCCGGCAGACTCCCCTTGAATGCGGTCCAAGTCGCCAAGGTAACCTCTTGCAAGAGCTGTTTCTTCGGCTATGCCCCGGCGCATTCGGTCTTGTTCGTTTTTAAGGCGTTGTCTTTCTAGCTCACCGCCTGCGGCATCTGCCAGTGGTCTTTCAACGGGTGCAGATCTTGACTCAAGGATTCTTTGGTCAACGTACTCGGACCAGCGAGACTCTGGAATACCCAGACGAAAAGCCTCTAGTTCAAACTTATCGCGAAGCCCTTGATCAGCAGCGGCTTGCTGCTCTCTGGCAAACTCAGTTTCCGTGCTAAGCGCTGTTGCACGATCGCCTTTTGTAGCCCTTAAATAATCTAATTTCGCCGCATCAGAAAGCCCTGGATTTGCCGCAAGGTATTCTTCTGGGCGATATCGGTAACGCTCCATGTTTTCTCGGCGCTTAGCCGATTCAGCAGCAAACGCTGCGTCTCGCTCTGCTTGCCTTGGGTCTGCCCCCCGCCGCTCTGCTTGCTGGCGAGCTACTTCAGCCTCATAAACGTCTGAAGGCGGAAACATCGAATCTGACATTACTTACCTCTTTTCTTGCCTTCAATTTTTGCTAGGCGCTCGCTTAAGGTTTCGTTTTCTTTTTTAAGCATAGCCATCCCAGCCATCATTTTCTTCAAGGCAGCACCGCTATCAATCGTTTTTAAACCCGCCGGTCCTTGGCGAATCATTTCTTTGCCAGCTTCAGACTTTTCGAGGTCTTGAGCAAGTATTCCAGTCTCGTTTTTACCAGCCATATTGTAATTGACTGGCTTCATCTTAGAAAGCATCTCAGAGATAGCCTTCTCGCCCTTCTTTGGCGATTTCTTGGACTTTACCCGCTCATCCGATATGAATGCTGCGGCAATAGCTGCAAGCCCTCCAAGAGCGCTCTGAGCCATTCCCCAGCCCCGTCCTGCACTAGCAGCTTGCTGCTGCATTTGAAGTTGCCGTTCGCCAGAAAGACGAGCAAGAATCTGACCACGCAAGCTGTCAGCTGCTTGTTGTTTTTCCATCTCCTGAAGCCCCGCCATTGCCTCGTTCCCAAGTGCAGTAACTTGCTCCCCTCGCTCTCGGCCAGCCCTCAAAGCCCCTGCTGCGTCTCTTGCCCCAAGAGCACGAGCAATCCCCATCTGACCGCCACTTAACTGTGCCAGGTTGCGCCGCATTTGCTGCTGAGCAAGAGTATCAACATTGCCTGAAGCTCTTGCTTGCAAGCCAGCCAAGTATTCACGCTCGAAAGGTGACATTTGACCAAGCTCGTTTGCGCCAAACTTTTCGCCCATAAGATAAAAGTCACCAGCACCCTCGCCGCCTCTGACACCTATAAACCTCCCGTGGTCTTCACCGCCCATCTGATAGACAGCTTCGCGTCCTTCGGGGTCATCTGGAATATTGTAAACTCCAGTGCTTCGGTCACGTTCGCCGTATGTTGTCTGACCGGAATACGGTCTTGTGTATTCATCATCAGCCACGTTAGCCCCCCATCAGCGAAATTAAAGCGTTCTTCTCGTCATCATCCATTTTGTCAATAATCTTTTTCACTGACTCAGGCATTTCAACATCTGATTTCCCCTCACCGACAGGCTCAGGAACTTTTCCTTTTGTTATTACGTTAAAGCCTTCGTTTCCGCCGTACATTAACGAATCATCAAAAAGAGCGTCTTTGGACTCCTGGCGCTTTTGTTGCTCTGCTTTTGTTGCTTGTCCGTACATCAGCGCATCATCGGAAAGATTGCTTGCTTGATTTAGCTCCTGAATAACATTGCGGCCTTCCATACCGCCATACATCAAACTGTCCGAGCCAAGCTGCGGATAAAAAACTCGATCTTTATCGGCGGCTACGTCTGCCTGGCGCCTAATCTCTTGCTCGCTAATTGGGCTCGCTATCAAGCCACCCTGACCCGTCAAAGGATTACTTTCTCCCATTCCGCCATACATGAGAGAGTCTGTTGCTACTTCGCTTTTCGGAGCCGCTGGCTTACTTTCTTTTGCCGCTGCTTTTGGTTTTTCTTCGGTGGTTTCGCCTGTAGAAAGATAATCTGCGCCTGCTCTTGCCATAAAATCAATTGATTTTAGCGTAAGGTCTTCAAGAAACCGGTCTTGCATTTTGCTCATGTTTATATTGTGCGATCCCTCTTGCATTCGAGCATCTAGATAAGCACGACCTATCTGGTCATCGGCTCTTGCTGCCCTTGCTACCTGCTGAGCTGTTCCTGCACCAATAACCCCGCTGGCCATTTCATCAACAAGATGCCCTAAGAGCATTTCTTGTCTTTTTGACTGAGTAAACGCTTTACGAAGAAGGCCGCTAACCTCGGGCCTTGAGGTTGTTTCGCCTGTGAGCTCTGTTTGTCCTCTAAGGTCTAGCGGTGGAAGAGTCTTGTTGTAACTCCCCAATGCCGAAGCAATTCCGCCGCCCATAATTCCTGCTGCTGCTCCGCCAAGAACACCGGCAAGCGCTCCTGCGTATGGATTATCCGATGCCATTAACTAGCCTCCACTGTTTGAGCTGCTGGGAGCTTAAACGCTCCAGGACGCAGGCCAATCTCAAGGGCTAACCCATCAAGAACAACTGCCGCCCCTGTAGCCGATGTTCCTCCTGCCGTTATCTTTAGCTTTACCGCTCTGCACTTTTGGTTCTTCATGTGCCCACGGTAATGGTACGGATTGGTTTCTGCTGATATTGACGACGTATGCGAGACTGGCGTAGCGTCATCGTAATCAGTAAAAACATCAACCGTTAAATCATGCGGCGTAATGTAATCACCAAGCACCATAAACCGATAAACCCGCTGCATGTTTTGCAATCCCGCCACAGAGATGTAACCGGTCTGCAAGACCATGTCATAATTAACCGCTGACCCCGTTGTGTAATCGACGTATTGCTTAGGGTCCATCCTGTGAAGATTGCCATCAGCATTAAGCATGTACAGAGAGTTGTTTCGCAGAAAACCAGAAACACCGTAGTTGCTGCCTGAGTACCCCACGGTAAACTCTGACCATTGCCGTGCAATCGTATTGAAAACAAGTATCGAGTTGCTTGACCCTGAAGCAGTATTTTCAACGAAGAAGTAAATCTCGTTTTGGTCCTCATCTACAGCAATTGAAAAAATATCTTTTACTGTAAGGTCGGTTGCTACCTGTTTTATAGATATGCTGTTTTCAATATTTGCCCCAATGTAATCGGGTTGCAAATTAGGAAGAATGTTGAAAATACCACGACGTGTCTGAATCAGTGTCCCGCCAGAATGGTAAGCGTGGTCTGCACCTGGCAAAGCACCGACGCCAGGGGCAAACATTCTTGGCTGAGTAAAAGACCCAACCCCTGCATTGTCTGGGCCTTCACCTGTGACGTAGTATCCGTCATCCTCTGTAAAAATCAGCAAAGCTTCACGGGCAGATTCAATTGCAGCAATTTCAATGTTTTCGCTGCTTACCCTAAGCTCAAAGCCATCAGTAAAGTTGACCCCATCAAGACCGCTCATGTGCTTAGAAAATTTAACTGCGTTATTGCTTGTCGTAATAAACGCACGTTCTTTATGGTACGCGGCATCTTTGCACGATCCCACAAATGCATTGGAAGGGACGCCTGCCTGAGTGTACAGAAGCTCATTGTCTACTAATTCAGCGTCAGTGATTCCGCCATAATCTGACCAAGTAACAAGAACGTCATCTTCTTTGTCTGAAAGGTTTTCCGCGCCAACTCTATGATAAACCGAACCACCCGCAGTTGTTCGGTAAATAACGGCACGAACACCGTTAAAAGAATCATTGTATAAGCCAAGTCGTTTCCTGGTTAGCTGAAGCGCGTAAATATCAATATTGTTTTTTCCGGCGCTTCCTGAATAAGTAACGCTCATTGACTGAGATGGTGCTGACCGGTGAACGTTGCCCATTGCGTCGTACCACTCATAAACCACTCGGTAAAGATAAGTACCTGTTGTTATTGAACCACCAGTGGTCCCGGTAATGCGAGCAAAAGGAAAAACAAGAAAGTTGTTTTCAGTGAGGGAAACGCCGTCATAATGATAAAGCATTCCCCCGGTTAAAAGTAGGCCGTTTGGGGTTTTTACGGATTTATGCTTTCTAGATGGAGCAAGATTTATAGAAACAACTGCTGGAGAATGCGCTTCGTCTTCAAAGGTGTCTGTCGCCGCTCCCGTAGTGTACTCTACCAAGTTGGTAAAACGGTTTGACCCAAAACGATACAGACCGGTAGAAATTAATCCTACTCGAGAAACACTTGTAAAAAGTCGGATGTTGTTCTCGAGTGACGCAGCCGTGTCTGATGTAAAGTTCGTAGGGTTGTTGCCGGTTCCTATTGCTCCAACAATTTCCCATGGCCTAACAGTGTTTGTAATGGGCGGCGACTGCATTAAGGCCATGTTCCCACTTAAAGAGCCTCGAATGCCGTTTGTGTGCGACAAAACAAAGTAAGTGTCTGTACCGTCATTAAACAAGTCGCTTATAATGCTGGAGTTGTACGCAATTGTTTTAGAGTTTGACCAAGCCGTTTGAGCGCCACCTGTTCGCGACATCTCAAAATAATATATTGCGTGAGTATCGGGCCGACCTGTTGACTTAGAACCAACACTTGTATCTGTCACAATCTCAGCAATAACCCTGAGCTGGCTACTGTTTTCAGCGTAAGCCGAAGCTCTTAACAAAAAACCTTCATTGGTTGCCTGCATTGTAGCGTTTTGGCTTCCAAGGTCATGGTCGAGCAAAGCAAACTTTTGTTTTATTTTTGAACCAGAAGCGGCATAATTTGTTACCGCATAAAATATCTGACCATTTGCAGGCGTTGCGTCATTAATAGCTTTTAAAGAAAATCCTGGCGTTACTGCATCGTCAGTTGCCATAACAGGCAAGGCTTCAGCGTTACCTGATGAGCCTACCCCGCTATTTCCTACATCAAAGCTTGTTGTGGCGCCGAAAGACGTTAGCGTTGTTCCAGAGGTGCATTTAAAATATTCAAAACGAAGACCGCCGTTTACTGCTGTTTCATCTCTGCCTCGGCTAAAGGTTAATGTGGTGTTGCTGTTTGTGGCGGTTGCGTTAGCCGACAAAACAAACGTATCGGTGTCTGTTATTGCTGCCACAGTAGCCCCTGCTGGAATACCGGTGCCGCTCACTCCGTCACCTACCATTAATCCCAGCGTTGAGTCCATGTCAACGTTGCGGCTGCCATCAATAACGTCACAAGTGGCATCGGTAAACGTGTGGACATCAAGATTTGAGCTGAATAAACTACCTGCAATTATGGCCGACGTAACACTTTCTGCCGCAACCGTTGCATTGCCTGCTGAAGTTGCCACATCTGCTGAAAACATTGGTCTATGATACGACGCTGTAAAAGAACCAAGGTCAGCAGCGGCCTGAAACTGGTTTCCGGCAGTATCGAAAGTGTGCCCTGCGCTCGTGGCGCTTGTAAGGTCGATACCTGAGTACCTTACCTTTGTTGCGCCATCTCCTTGCTGGGGCTCCATGTACAAAATAAACGCCTTAGTTCCTAAAACGCATACATGAGGATCAGGGACACGATAAAGCCTGTTTGTTTGAGTGCTGGCTGTTTCTATCGTTATGTTTGTAATTGCTTGCTCGTAAATAAGCGCTTCAGTGGTGGCGTCTCTTACTTCGGCAATAATGGTGTAATTGGTCGAGCTTCCAAAAGCCCATCGAACATAGGTGCAAACCATGAAGGTAGGCACAGAGCCGGAGTAGACGTAACCAACCTGTACTGGACTGGCTTTGTAGTTGTCGTTTCTGAATAAAAACTTATTCTCGACCTCGCAAGGAACAAGAGCACCTTTGTCGATGTAGCGGTCACTTAAGTTAGAGCTCGAACGCCCGAACAATCGACGCTTGCTGCCTATAAGAACTTCACCGTTATATTCTGTTCCATAGTTAGCATCCGATAAACTTGATCCTAAGCTATCGTTACTGTAAGCCACAGTGTTGACTTCTCGAACAAATCCGCCTCGTTTTGAGACTTTTCCTACTTTGTCAAAAACAACGTTTTTAGCCTCTGTAAGCTCACCTACAGGCAAAACTTTATCCGACACCTTGTCGTTCAGGCCCTTCCCAAAAGGAAACGTGAGAGTTTGTTTCTTGAGAACCATTAAAACACCCACAAGCTGGCTGTAACAGCGCCGTCCGATTTTAGGACAATAAACTTTTCTTTGTCTGCGTCCACAGTGTCGTCAACATAGACATGCTTATCAGAATTTTTTTTGGTAACAAGAAATCCACGATAAGCTCGGCCAAGATTATGCAAAAATCGTTGCGTAGTCGTTGTCACTGCCAGGTCAGAAACAAGCTTACCGTTAAGGATTTCGACATCACGAATACTTCTTAAGGCTTCTCTATCGGCGCTGCGACTTAATTCCGATTCACTTGATTCGGCTGGAAAGCTGGATTGTTCTGAAAGGCGAGTTGCCATAGTTCACCTCAATAATGAAAATCCATTCCGGCGCCACGACCAACGTCTATATCCGTAATAGCGTAGGAATCTCCAGCGTTCCGCTTACCTGCTGAAGATTCAATTCTTGCTCGAATCTCAGCTTTTCTTGCCATGTGGATACGTGTATCGCTTTCTTCTTTCATCAAGCAAGCAATCGTGGCCGTAACGCAGACATAATCTTCGTATCCAGGAATAATCGATTTAATTTCTTTGTTGCTAAAATCAGGACCAGAAAACTGGGTGGCTACTGGAACATAGTAAAGCAATGCTGTACCGCTGCTACTTGTCGGAATAAACTTAATGCTATCACCCTGAATGTGGTACTGAGTGTGAGCATACAAGCGGTCACCAGAATAAGCCGTGGTATTGTGCCGGTTTCTTTCTTGAAACGAGTAGTTTGCAATACTGTAAGTGTTTCCGCCAACATCAAGGTCTACGCCTAAAGCCTTGTAAAAGTCGTTTGGAAGGTCAAAAGTATCACCAGTTGAAAGGTCCATTGAGGTCGAGGTTTTTAAATAATAGTCCTCGTATTTCTCAACAACGATATCGTGCAGCTCTGCAATTGCTGCATTGATATAATCTCGCAGCTCAGCGTCAGTGATAAAGGTGGAATTTTCCATATCCGCCATTCGGCGGGTACGGGTTCTCAGGGTTTCTTCTGTAAAAGATGCCACAGCTAATCCCCCCTAAAAAGAAGGGGGCCGAAGCCCCCCCTCCAACTTAAGACTTGGACCTGGAAGAGTAGATGTCAAAAAACTCACCAAGCGCCTGGCCTAGTGCGTTTGCGTCATCACCCTTAAAAGCCGCATGTACTTTTTGGGAAGCCTCACTTATGGCAAACGATGGAGCAGACTTCTCTTCTTCGCCACTTGCCTCTTCAGGCTCCCCAAACTTTTTTCTCGCCTTTTCCAAGACAAGAACTGATAATCCGTCAGGCTTCATATCAGGTTACACTGCTGTTTTTCAGGAACGCAATAAATTGAATTTCCTGGTCGTTGTCACTGTCGCCAGTAACATCGTTGTCAGAGTGGTCATTACAGACAAACGACAGCGTTTTTGCGCTCGATACATCGTGCGCCGTGCATTCAATGTAACGCTCAGGGCCACCGGTTCCAATAACATGAGCGTCGCAGTACAAAAGGTCACTGTATTTATCATCAAGTGTAACTGTAAAAACACCAGAGCTAATGTTGGAGCATGTAAAGCCAGTGCCTTCAGATACTCCTGTCATTGTGCCGTTAGTAAACGCAATGCGCCCACCAATAATAACGACAGCACGCTCTAGCGCTTTTACCGCTTTAAAATCTCTACTCGCCATAACTCAATCTCCTTTCTGAGTCTGAATTATGCCAATGCTACGCGGCAGTTATAACCAGGAGCGTTACAAGATACGTTCCCGTAAAAACCAACGCGTACCTCGTACGCATCCGCATTGTACACGCGGAGCATCTGACCGGCATCATCAGCGTTAAGGATTTGAGGGGCCGCACCAAGTGAGTTGAGGCACCAAGTATCCAATTGAAGCATCCATGCAACGTTAGGCTGGCAGTTGTGGTCAGGAATAACCTTCATTCGACCGCGAGGACCGTTAACCACAAGAGCATCAAAGCCAACATCAGCATCGTTAGATGATACTTTGTCATACTGCACCTTGGACCCGAGGGCTTTTTCAAGGTTTGCGTAGCTCGCAAAGTCCATAAAAATGTGATCAGGGGCGCCGCCTTCTCGGGCAATTTCTGAAGCACCGCCGATAAGGGCCTCTTCAATTGGAAGAGCTGAACCGTCAAAGCGAACACCGCCTAAGCGAGTTGGGTCGGCTGTACGGTCAACGCCAAAGTGCGCTGTTGCCGAAGGCGTCGAAGAAGGAACCCAGGAATCAAGACCCTTCATCTTAGCGTCCTTGTCGCCAAACTGCACCAAGTGGTCACCCACGGCAATGTCAGCATGGGTCGTTGCGCTAAACGTAATAAATGGCTGTGTGCCGCCTCGGTCTACTTTTGCAATGGTAGCAGTTGTACTGCCGCGAGCACTGCCGCTAGGAGCGCCGCCGGAGTTTGCATAAAACTCAATCTTCATCCCAACTTCAAAGTTGGTAATATCAGCAGCGTTTGCCAAGTAAATGGTAGTCAGAGAACCATCAGGGTCACCACCAGCCGCGTCATCACCAGCAACTGTACCGATAGAACCAGTACCATCGCGATACATTGCTACAGCAAGTGAACGCTTGAGGCTGTGAATAGCGCCGTCGATTTCCATTGTGGCGTAACGAACAAATGCATCAGTGTTTGAAGCACTCGCACGAATAGCCTCGTGTGAAATCTGAGCGAAGGAATAATCTTTTGCCCGAGTCAGCAAAAACTGACGAATTTCAGATGTAGATGCGTTGCCTTGGCCGGATGTAAAATCCGCGCTTCGTCGTTGCGGCCCGGTGAGGATGATTGGAATCGGCATATTTTCGCCGCCAAACTTCTCATACTTAGGCATTAAGGCCAGCAGAGGGTTGTTCTTGTACGTCATCTCTTTGATGCGCTGCGGCTTATAGTGCTCCTTTAGAGCGCCGTCGATATTATATACTGTCCTGGTTGTGCTGTTTCCTGCACCCAATTCTAATGCTGCCATCGTAAGTTACCTTATCCTGCTGCGTCTATCATACGCGCAATACGCTCCAGGGATTGTTCGCGAGAAAGCATACCTGTCTCTTTCTCACTTGTTCCTGAAACAAGTTGATTTGTCAGTGTCTTTGGTTTTTGCTGAGCTCTTTTTGTTGGCTCAACTTCCCCTGCGTCATCAACCGGCGTATCCTGCGACTCCGATGTTAGCTCCTTGAGCCCGTACTTCTTCTGCAACTTTTCGGCCTTGAGATAACCCTCCAGCGACTCCTCAAGACTTTCTTCGACCAAATTCGCGGCTTGAGTGGCAGTGATTTGCTGCCCCTGCTTCTGGT